GTTTGATATATTAATTTAGCACATTCAATGCATGGAGCATGTGTAATAAACATAAAAGCACCTTTACCAGTTTCAGTTGATTTTGCTAATTTTGATATGCAATTGCTCTCAGCATGAATAACTTCTGGTTTAGTTTTAAGATATGAATTACTAGTTTGAATTGTATCCATTTCGTCTTCGCAGACATTATCCCACCCAATCGGAGTTCCATTCCACGAAGTAAGCATAACCCCGGTTTCGGTAACAATTACTGCTCCAACTTTTAATTTTATCGCATGTGATAAGTTTGCAGATTCGTATGCAATATTCATATAGTATTGTTTGAATTTAAGTTTCATAAGTAATCACCTGAGGTAAAGATAATTGAGAAATAATAGTGTAGTTATTATTTCACATCCTTAAAAAGTTCGTCAACGGGTTTAACTGCATCCTTCCATAATTTGTAAATTACAATTGGATCAATGATTAATAAAATAAACCAACCTAGTGTAAATTCCCACCATTCGTTTGATGACATGTAGTACGGTAGTACAAAAATAAACTGTAGTAGAAAGAATAATAATACAGCTAGCACCTTAAAATAAATTAACAACATAGTTGCTCCTTAGTAATTAAATAAAAACATATTATACTATATTAAATGCATTACTGCAAGTTTACAGATTGCCTAATCGTATTAATGTAGCAGATAAATTAATCTCTGCATCTGCAATAATAGTATGATCAACTAGTCCTTGTTTAATAATAAGGATAGCTTTATTTTGTAGTGTCTCGTTACCAAATATTTCTACATTATCATATAACCATCTATAGATTTCTTCCATCTCTTCTGGTCGTGCTTGTGAACACAACAGTTTGCGTGCGTCGGATATTTTACCTGCTTTAAATAGCTCAACCATTTCTACTTTATAGTCGCTACTTCCTGTATCACTGTGTGACGGAGTTGCAAGGGTACCACTTAAACTATTCATCTGTACCGTGTTGATGCATTTTCTTAAATCTGGATAAGTTGCTTTAACAAATGTGTCAAGCGTATCTAACTCAAATTCTATGTTTTCTTCTACTAAAATAGTAGCAACTCGTGCAGTAAATTCAACAATGTCAACTTTTTCAATATGAAACCCTTGACATCTTGAATGTATAGCAGGAATAATTTTATGCGGATAGTTACATGTAAGTAAAAATCTTGCAGTGTTATGATATTCTTCCATAACCCCACGTAATGCTGCTTGTGCATTCACTGATAAGTAATCTGCTTCGTCTAACAATACAACTTTAAAGTCACCAAACGGAATCATTTGTACAAAGTTAGTAATTAAGTTACGAACGTCGTCGACTGAGTTAGTTCGTGATCCGTTAATTTCTAAAATGTCTAATGGTTCAATATCTAGTTCATTAAACAATATTTTTGCAAGTGTAGTTTTACCAATACCAGCACTACCACTAAACAGTAAATGCGGAATGCTTTGCTGTTTAATCCATCCGTCTATTTGATTTTTTTGCTGCTGATCTCTAAATACGTAGCTATCTATTGTATTTGGACGATATTTTTCAACCCATAACGATGTTGTTGCCATTTGAATGCCTTTTTGTTGTGTTTAAAAAGTATATTATATAGTAAGTAATGGAGAATGTCAAGTTCTCCATTACTCATGTTGATTAGTACATTGGTTGACTAAAGTCAAACTCTTGTACAGTTGATGCGTTTGATGCGCCTAGGTTAATATCTGTAGGTAAATGATCAGCAATTGCTAAAATTGATTTGGTTTCAACTCGTCTAATTGTAGCAACATTTCCGGTATCGTCTTCAAGTTGTACTCCTCGAGTCCAGCGACCGTGTTCTATTAAGATCCAGTCGCCAATTTTTACATCGTGTTGTTCTGGACCAATTTTGTATACTTTACCCCATCGAGGTTTAATGCCTTCAGTTTTACCATTGTCACTTCCAACAATAATTCCACCTGTAGTAACTTGTTCTGCAAAGTTCATATCTGTAACAAGTACATTATCATGAATTGTTTCTAACTCACCTTTAATCATTATTTGCCTTTTGATGTTTTTTCTGATACTTTAGTTGCTTCAGGTTCCGGAATTGGTTGTACTAATGCATTTGGTGCTTCTGTTACTGTGTGTGTAGCTGCTCGTGCGGCTGGTGCAGCCGGACTAACATATGTTTGAGATTCAACCGGAACCCCTACGTAGCTAGATTCTCCACTGTTCTGATTACGAATAATTTGACCACCGGGACCAAGTTCATCTCCGCGGGCGTTAATTTTAACATTGCTAACTGCAACCATTAATTCATTTTGACTCATTAGTCGATTCATATCGACGACTTTACCTCTAGCTGATTTATGAAAATCTGACATACTATTCTCCTTATTGTTGTGTGTACTTATCTTAGAAACTCTCGCCAATCTAAATTATATTTAATACTATGAATTCTATGAACGTTTAACAAATATAATACAAAACTTGAGACACTAGATCCTCTACCTACACCCCATATTATGTTTTCAGCTAAACACGTATCAACAAAATATTTTAACCATTGTAACAATTGCATTAAATTTCTATTTTTAAATTCTGTCAATTCTTCAATGACTCTAGTTTGTTCATCTACCGTATTACATTTGCTAATGCAATATTCTTGTATATCAAATGTGTAATAGTGTTTGGGCATAAACCAGTAGTGTTGATTAATAGCATCGTATTCTTCAACTGTAGTAGCTAATGTTTCTAAATTTTTAGCAAAGGTTATTTCTGCTATGTTTGATAATTGTGAAAATTCGTAGTTATCTTCAACTACGATATTTGAGATTGCTGACTGATGCCCTGCATACAGGGCATCAAACACATCAGCTTCGTTAAAAATTGGATTTGCAAATTTGTCTAATTTCATGTATGTATTTTAACTTACATTTATTAATTTGTCAAGTCCTTTATTTCTTGATTCCATCACTTTATTCCATTCTTCAGCTTGTCGTCTTCCTACTTCTTCTTTGTAAGAGTCTAATATAGATGAGATTTGGCATTGTACTTCAAAATTTGAAGTCATAAAATACTTTTTTGTTAAATCATTTATTTTAGCTTCAATATCAGCAGTTTTTAATGCTGATAAATTATTTACTAATGGATGCATAATTACCTTAAGTTGGTTTATTAAATTTACCGATATATTTTAAAAATACATTTGCACCGTGATCAACACTCCATGCTTCGATTACATAATATGCATCATTCGTAATTGTTAATGCAGGAAACGACACATCCGGAATTACTGTTCCGCCATTTGATGATGTAATCGAAGTTAACGTTACATCAGTTGACGTTGATGCAGTAAATTGTACTCTAATATTTCCGTATTGCCCGTCGTCTGGCCATTGAATAAATGTAACTGTTGTATCTTGTGCCAACGCATACGCTTGATAAATTCCGTTCCAAAGTGATATGCTTACAGTAACATCACTAACTACGGTTCCGTCAACACCTGGAGTGCTAGTATAGTTACTAGAACCATAGAATTTATTGTATCTGCCATTTACGATAATTCCACCGGCTATATCACTTGTAACTGGATTTACGTTAGTACCATCTAAATTAGTTTTTAATAGTGCTTTATTTTCAAATTGTATAAGTTCGGCTTTGGCTTGTGCCAATGCTAATTGAATTCTCGTAAAATTATCACGGAATCCTTGACTGTCGTTATCAACTCCTGCTACTGGATAGTTAGTAAGAATTGTGTTGGTTATAATACTACTCATATGTGGTTCCTATTATTGAATACAATATATTTATCGGCATCGTAGCCGTTAACTTTAGTTATTGTAAATCTATCAACAGTATAATCAAGTAACTTAAAATCAAAGTTACTATATTTAATGTTTAATAGAATGTCGTTAGCTGTACCATTTTTACAATAACAGATCGGTACTCCTAATACAAAACCTAGTTGTTTTCTATCACCGGGTTGTATAGATCGCATCCATAACGGTAAATAATCCCATTTAACTTTGCCAACATTTGCAATTTGCGATCTCCACATAGAAACATTGTCTTTTGTATACGTAGTATCTTCTAATAACGGATCTACCATATTAACGTAAATCACTTCGTATATTGGAGTTTTAGTACCAGGAATATATGCAATTGCTTTTTGTAAATTTCCAAATTTAAATCGTTTAACATTTTCAGATAATAATTCGTTATACGCTGAAATATGTTTAGTTTCAATACCTGCATATATCACCATTGATAACGTTGATTGCAATCCAAACATTGAATCGTATTGTCTATATAATTTATCTGGAATAAAAATAGATGGGTTATTAATAAATTTAGACCATAATGCTCTATGACTAGGTGTCATATACGGTTTAACATATATGTTACTATAATCAATTTCATTTGGTGTATCAACTGATATTGTAAATGTTTTAGAAATTGCACTAAGCGCATACTGATCATATGCCTCAACTGTAAAATTATAAACACGATCAATCGTAGTACTATTGTTATCAAATGTAGTTTTAGTTGTAGGAGTTAGGTCAAATGATATGATACCATATTTAACATTGGATTTATTAAATGTAGTTGAATTTATTGCTTTTCCGATTTTTGTTGCATTGGCATCAAAAAACGTGTTGTGAGTACGGACACCTAAATTTGGAGTTAAAATATAATCAGTTATGTTAAGGTGTTGTCCAGGTGCCTTCTTTACATTGTAAGTATCAAATGTAACTCGATAGACTGTTGCGTTAACATCAAATACAGTAGTTCTGTTGTCAAAATTAACTTGATTAGAAAATTGTGATACTACTCCTAATATTTCACCGTCATACGATAGTGATAAGCCTGGTGGTAATTTTCCACCCGTTATTACATATGTTATTTGTGCATTTTTTATAGAACTAGCAGCATTAATATTAAATGTCGATATATAACCTGCGTTAATACGTCCTAGGTTTGCCGGTGTATTCCATGTGATGATACTATCAAGTTCGCCTATAATTTTAACAGTAAACGTTCTTGATGCACGATTAGTTTCAGTAGTATCAACATCTCCATATCTAATAGCAGTTACTGTAAACGTGTAGGTTTTAGTAACAGCTGGTTGTACAGGAACACGCCCGTATATTTCGCCTGTTATTAAATCAATGTTCATGTTAGGTGGCAACTTTGTAATATCGTTAATTTCGTAATACACAGCAGTAGTGTCAAAAACATCTAACACCAATGTAACATAATTGTTTGCTCTAAATGTTCCTAAATCAGACGGAGTAAGCCATACCGGAGCTTGAATATATGATACATCAGACGTAAACCATTTAGCATTAGAAACTAATGCCTCAGAATCTGCTCTAAATGTATCAGGATTAACTACGTAAATTTGAAACGTGTGATGCGGCGGCGTTAACGTGTCACCGTCAGTAACTGCTACTACAAATTCGTAAAATCTATTAAGTGTTCGAGGTTGATTTACAAAAAAGAAATCATAACCAATGTAATCATATCGTAGTTCGTCATACCCGTTTTGTCTTTGCTGATTTGCAAAATCATACGGTCCGACATCGTAATACCCGTGATCGTATGTTCCATTTCCTTCAGCAGGTTGTAACGTAGTAACAGATTCAACCACACCGTAAATTTTACCATCAGCAGTAAGTGATAATCCTGGAGGCAACGTTCCTTCAGTAATAAAATAAGTTAATTGTTGACCCGCAATTGTATCAGAATCAACTGCTTCTATTTGATAGTTTACAAATGCATCATCAACAACGTAGAGTTGTTTGTAAATGCCAATATCTAATAAACCTGCAGGCGTTAAAATCACTGGATTATCTGGGCCAGTAATTGTGATAGTAAATGTTCTATCAGATATTTGATTACTGTTACTAGCACGGATACAGAATGAAGAGGTTGTATCTCGCAAAACTTCGTACGGTGTACCAAGAATGCGATTATCACTTAACCATAAGCCGTTAGGCAACTCACCAGATATTTTAGTGTATGTAACACCGTTGTCATTAGCAACAG